GGACTTCCCCATTGACATCCTCATACAGTTTTTCTCTTGTGGGCTGCATCATGTTGAGAGCGCAGACACAAATGAAAGTGTGGCTACGACGGACTGGGTAGATGGCTTGGTTGGCGTGCCGGAAGCGGCAAGATGCTGGATGGTTACAGCAGTGTTAGGCACAGACCAGTAGATTTCCACATAGTCACTTGCCGCCATATTTAAGAAATAGTTCCAGCCAACAATTGAATGGCCATCTGTTCCGGCGTGTCTGTTTGGAATAGATACAAAGCCAGTTGACCCGGGAATATCTACCCCATCTTGCTTTAACCAAATGTAGACATCTTGGAAGGCAGTGTCCGTGTTTTGAAACTGGGCGCTGAACTGAAGGTTGTAGATACCCGCATTCACCACCGTGATTTTGGATGAACTGATCGACACCTCATTGGCAAAGTCTGTGGTGTTGAGCGTCATCAGCGTAGCGGTGTTTGCCGTTGTGGTCTGATCTTGGTCGCTGGAGAACGCCCCGTAAGGGAAGCGGATAAACCGCCCGCCGGACTCGCCAAGTAAAGCCCCGGTCAAATTATCAAGTTGATTAAAGTACAACCGCAGAATGTTTGAGTATTGCTCAATGAACTCTGGGGTGTATTCATTTGGAGCCGCAGGTAAACGCGGCTGAACAACCGGTCTGTAACGATTGATAATTGTCGTTGCCATCAGCGCCTACCGTCAGGTCTAGTATCAATGCGCGGAACACCTAACTGCCACGCTACCCCAAGGTCATTTGAGATAACTTTAAACGCCATCTGTCGTCCACGCACTCGTACAAAAACCTGTTGAGTAAATTGTTGGACAGTGTAATAACGCTGACTCTGATAATTTTGCGTACTAGTTACAGTTGGTGAGTTTGCTGTTCCATAATTTGTGCCGGGAAACTGACGTGGACGCACAGCAAAATCTAGTGAAGGATTGTTTACAGTTGATCCATCAAATGTCACATCAGGGATGATGCGGGTCACCAAACCAAAGTTGTGCCCGTCTCCAATGTCAAAGTCTGATGATTGCACATACGCTTCAATTGGCGTAGCTGGACTGGTTGTACCATCGTCGTTGCCATTCTCATGATAGATCAACTGCCCGTTGTATCCAGCAGCCATAGGTGTTCCACGCAATGGACTATCCAGCCAGTAAGAACGAGCCAATGTGCCGTAATACCAAGTACGTTCAAGGTGGTTGAAGACAACATACCTATCTATTGTGGTGGAATTTGAAGAACAATAGAACCACCAAATTTCGTTGTAACCTTCACTTGTGCCAGCAAAAAATTGATAGGACTGTGTCAGATTAATATCTTCATACACATACTGGCGTAAAGAGCAAGGCAATGTTTCCACTCGGCCTGAATACATATAAAACTTATCCGCCCCCATCCAGTAGGTAACGTTGTTAGCAGTCTCTATTGCATTTGGCCCAGCGATCGATATGTTGTCACCCATGATCTGAAAGCTCCAGACATAGGGCGGGCCAAGGTACTGCATAGAGTAAATGGCTGAGTCCGTCAAGACCAAAATCTCTTGACGGGTTTGTATAGCAGTCACAATGGTCGAGCCATGACTCAGTCGGTAGCTACCTGCTTGGTTTGTTACAGCTGGAATCCACGTGGCAAAACTTTCTTGGTCAGACCAGCGGATGAGTAGCGGGTCTTGAACCGCGCTGCCATAGTCATTAACACCAAACGCAAGAACAAACCTTGAAGAATCTGACACCATGACAAAGTTGGCGACTGTTGGGCACGCAGAATCCGTAGTTATAGTTCCCGCCTTGGTAACAATCGAAGTGCTTGGGCCAAGGTATTGGCCTCGGTTAAATGTGCTGGCTGATGCTGCGTTTGCCCAGTAATACAGCGCCCCGCCCCGGGGGTTGAAGACCAAGTCTTCGCCAAAGTTTGATTGGCTCCACAAACGAAGTTGAGTACCAATACCCGTAGCCGCAGGAGAACCCCAGCCTGTAAACGTGGTGGACTGAACAACCGCTGCGTTGTCAGCGTGAGCGGCGGCTGCACCTGAGCCTGTGCCACTTAACCCACGAGTACATCCCAAGAATTGAGTTGAATTCTTACTTGTGTAAGAAATGTTTTCTGAGTCAATCAGAATGTTTCCGGCTGCTGAAAACGCAGTTGTACTATCCACAGTAATTGTGGTAACGGAACTGTTTATAGACCCATCGAGTTGGTTTGTTGCTGTGCCAAAAACAATACCGCCCCAAGTACCCGCGCCCCAACCCACGTTCAAAGAGTAAATATCTGTGCCAGTCGTAATCTGGTATGTGCCAACTACCGACGATCCGCCATTGCCTGAATCTCCTGCGGCTGCGTTGACTGATGCAGTGATAGTGTATGAATTTGAACTGATGTAAGAGACGATCTGGAACTCTCTATTCAGAACAGCGGCAGTGATGTTGCCGCCCAAAGATACCGCGCCGCTAAATGTAACGAAGTCCCCTGCCTGCGCACCGTGGGCAACGTCGGTAACCGTAATGGTGGGAGACCCGGTGGTTGCCGCAAAAGTAACTTCCCCCGCAGCGGTTGTTGTACGCAGGGGAGTAATGTCGTATAAATTGCCATTCACGCCGTTTTGAATATAGTATTTAAGATTTGTCCCAAGTGCCAATAGGTTGTAGCTAGACAAATTAACCCAGTTCCACATGGATCTACAAACACCCCAATAAATTCCAGCGGGAGCTTGCAACGTAGACGTATTTACTCCAGTATCAAGAACCCAGCCACCAATTTTTTCTGGGTAGCCAGAACGGAAGCGAATTTTGTCGCACTCAAACCAGCCACCCTCGTTGGCAAGCGTTGTACCTTCGCGGTTGACTCCGGGTCTAAACTGAAGTTTTTGCAGTGGCATGATATTAGGCTACGAGTCCGGGAACATACTGCGTTTTACCAGCGACTTTCATAGCGGTCAACTCCTGTTTCTTTAGGTTGTCGGGGTCGTAGGAAACGTGTACCCAGCCGCTATCGGGAATACCCGGAGTGTAAAACTCGAGGATGAGTTGTGTGTAGTCCAGATTATCCATGATCCATTGGGCAAGCTCTGCGTTGGGTACTCCGGGGATCTCAATATCGGCTGCTTGGCCTTTGACATGGTCTGAGGTACGAGATCCTCCGACCGCTGCATTACTTTCCGCACTGCGGAACCCCGAGTTCACCTTGACACCTTTGCCAAAGTGATCACGCACTGGCTGAAGAACTCTCTCAGCCAATATCTTCAGGTGTTCAGTTTCGACTGGGCCGGGAGTATTGTCAAAGTCCATGCGCAAGGCTGTCTCAGACTTGGTCAGTTCGTGCAAAGAGAAGTTGGCGGTCAGTTGCATCATTTACTCCTTAAGGTTTGGTAGGCATCGATGCAGGCGTTGAGCTGTCTGGTGTTGGCATCTCCTTGGTCGGTGATGGCGACAAGAGATTGAGCAGTCTTTGCGTCAAATTCGGCTGTTGCTTGAACGCTATCTCCGGCGGGAGCGGGGGTATCTCCGGCGGTTTGTACGGGGCAGACGGGGGCTTGGATAGGAATCCGCAGCTTGAGAGCGCCAGAGGCAATAGCAGCATCACGCTCTTTTGCAATAAGTTTTGCATCTTGATTGGCCTTTTGAAGTTTGGTTGCTTGGGTGGTGACGGCTGACAGCAGCGCCTGTTCTTTCTGCCTGGCTTCTGCGTTTAAAGCAGCAATTTCCAACTGCTGACGAGTTACCTCATCTTTTGAGCCTTTCCAGTATCCGCCGCCAAAACTGCCAACAATGGCAAGCACAACAGCGAGCAGGATGTACGGATTAAAGATACTCATGCCTCTGCCTTACCACGCACATACGCTTGTGCTGCCATGAAAGCCACCACAATCGTACCCATTGCTGCGCAATAGGTGGTGGTCAAGCCGCTCAATGCGTTGACCTTCTCCAGGGTCACCCAAGTAGATGCAAGAAATGCAATCAAGACAGGCGGTGCGCCTAAAGCTGCCCATGCCATGACCCTTTGCTGGTCAGCCATCTTGTCAAGGTTTTCAATCTGAATCATGCGCTCAGACCGAGACAGTTCAACGTCAGTCACCACGCCATCGTGGTCGGTGTCAAACTGGTTGTAGCTGGAATCTTTCTCAAGTTGCTTAGTCATGTTTTTTCCTTCGATCAAAAAGCGGGTTGTCCTTGAATTCCTCTGGAGCTTTCCGATTCTTCCTATCAACTTCACGTCTTAGCTTTTCCACCTTCTCAAGCTGCTGTTTGACATCATGCTTTGCCTCCAACACATCGAGGTACATGAACGCCAACAACGGCAACATGAGTGCCACCAACAATACCGCCAAAACCCAGCCCAGCATCCCCATCACGAGCTCCTCAGTTGTTTCAACCACAGGAGCCACGTCCACAGGTACAGGATAAGAATAAGGGTTAGGACTGCCACCCCTGCTCGCAGGCTTTGGTTTCTTTCCCTTTGGTAACGTTGCCATC